AAGCCTGAAAAGGGTATTCGCTATGCAGTTAGAGGGTATATAGATAAACTATTTAAATATAAAGATAATTCTGTAATAATTAGAGACTTCAAAAGTAGCAAGCAAGTGTTTAAAGGGAAAGAGATAACGGATAATTTACAAAATCTAATATACTCTTTAGCGGTGAAACACTTAATGCCAGAAACAGAACCTCAGAGTGAATTTATATTCTTAAGATTCGACCTAGATAAAGATGTCTTAGGAGAGAGGGGCAAAGGTTATGTCAAGATGGATAAAATTAGCGAAGAAGAACTTGAAGGTTTTGAGTATCAATTAACCGAATTTCAAAAATATATAGACAGCTTTGATGAAGAGTGTGCGAAATCTAATTTCGCAGCCAAACAAGATTACCCAAAAGACGGAACCTTTGGGGGTCCTTTAGCTTGCGGAAAAGATGGGTTCAAAATGTCCTATGGCCAGCCGGTTCTAGATAAGTTAGGGGAGCCGATTAAAGCCTTTATTTGTCCATACAGAAAGCCTATGGAATACTATGTATTAAAAGACAAAGATGACAAAATATTAAAAAGTGCATTCGTAGAGAAAAAAGATTTGCTCGAAGCTAAGCCTGAAGAGGGAGAAAAAATTGTTAAAATGAACTACGAAGGCTGCCCTCATTGGCAAAATAAAGTTAAAATAGATGATTTTCTCGATGGATAAGTTTGACGCATCAGGGCTTATTATTAGATTAGGTAAGCTTGTTTTGCTTGGCAAAAGATCAAAGGTTTGTGAAAATTTAAAAGGGTATTGGTCTATGCCGTGCGGAACTATAGATAAAGGAGAAACGCCTCTTGAGTGTTGTGAAAGAGAGTTCAAGGAAGAGACGGGAGTAAGTGTAACGGGCGAAATAAAATATTTAAACTCTTTTCCAATGGAGAATGGAGGAAAATTTTATGCATATTATAGCGATATAAAACAATTAATTTTCCCAAGTAATAGCGCGGTAGACGCAGCGGAACATGAAGAGTGGGGGTTTTTTAGGATAGAAAAAAACACTCTACCTTGCCCGATGACGAAAGAAACAAGGAAAACAATTTTAAAATTAAAATGAAAAAAATAATAGTAACAGGAGTCACAGGTCAAGACGGAAGTCATATGGTTGATTATTTATTAAAAAATACTAGCTATGAAATATATGGCTCAGTAAGAAGGTTAAGTGTGAAAAATCACGAAAACATTCTGCACCTAGAAAATGAGTCGCGATTTCATCTAATTGATATGGATTTGAATGATGCACATAGCATGCGCGATGTAATATTGGATATTCAGCCAGACTACTTTATAAATTTCGCAGCGCAATCTTTTGTTGCAGGCAGTTGGAATTATCCGGTTCAAACATGGGACACAGATGCTAATGCTGTGCTACACATTCTTGAATCTATTCGTCGATTCGCGCCACAATGTAGATTTTACAATGCCGGATCAAGTGAAGAATTTGGAGATGTCATTTATTCACCCCAAAATGAAGAGCACCCACTTCGACCTCAATCGCCTTATGGTGCCGCAAAATGCGGGGCCAGACATATTGTTCGCGTATACAGAGAGTCTTATAAAATATACGCCATTCAAGGTTGGCTGTTTAATCACGAAGGCAATCGAAGGGGTCTTGATTTTGTAACTCGAAAAATAACTCACACAATTGCTAGAATTAAAATTGCTATAGAGAAAGGTCAAAAATTACCCATATTAAAGCTTGGAAACATAGAGGCCCAAAGAGATTGGAGTGATGCAGAGGATTTTATGGAAGGAGTTTGGCTAATGCTTAACCAGAAAACGCCAAAAAATTATGTGCTTGGAAGTGGAGAAATGCACACAGTTAGAGAATTCCTTAATGAATCCTTGAACAATGCAAACATTCAATTTGAAACTTCTGGAACCGAAGTTGAAGAAAAGTATCATACGACTGACGGAAGATTAATTTTTGAAGTTGACCCTAAATTTTACAGACCTGCAGAAGTTCACGAACTATGCGGAGATCCATCTCTTGCGGAAAAAGAAATGGGATGGAAGAGAAAAACGGACTTTGCCGGACTTGTCAAAAAAATGTATCAAAGTGATTACATGCTTCTAACAAGGCAAAAATAAACAAAATTCGTGTAATTAATATCTATGGAAAAACAAAACAATAATTTCTCAGATAGAGTTTTAAACGCGTTAAAACAAAAAGTCATTGCTCACAATTTTAAATATTCTCAAAAAACAACACTTTCTCAATTACAAAAAGTATATCGTCGCGGATCGGAAATGTTCGGCGAGTTTGGTCGGCCGGGTAAATCTCGAGGCCAATGGGCCATCGCCAGGGTAAATATGTTCTTAAAAATGATTCAAGGATCAAGCGTTAAGGATAGCTATCGCAAAGCAGATCAAGATATTGCTAAAGCGGGAATAATTGTCGATGACGGGATTCGAGAGGAGTCTAAATTGTTTAACGAAGAAGATTTAATTAAAGCTAAACTTGATATAAAAAATTACCAACTCCAAGAAGACCCAAGTTTCACGAATGAAATGTGGAGCACTATATTTATTGAGACTGATGAACTCGGATTTGAAGAATATATCGACGAAGAGAGTTGGGCTGCAGAAAAAAATAAAGGCAAAAAATTAAATAAACCATTTAGAACATCTAAAGGCCCTAAGAAATTTTCGGTTTATGTAAAGAATGAAAAAGGGAATGTTGTAAAAGTTAATTTCGGCGACCCAAATATGGAAATTAAACGAGACGATCCCGCTCGCAGAAAAAGTTTTAGAGCTAGACATAATTGCGAAAACCCTGGCCCCAAAACAAAAGCTCGCTATTGGAGCTGTAAAATGTGGTCCAAAAAAAGCGTTACGAAAATGACCAAGGGTGAAGAAGCGGAAAGCGAAACCGAAGAAGAGGTAGAAGAGGTTATTGAAGCTAAAAATGGGCTTTGGGATAATATTAGAAAAAAGAAAAAAAGGATGGGTAAAAAATATAAAGCCGCAAAACCTGGAGACAAAGATCGTCCAAGTAAAGAGGCCTGGAAAAAAGCTCAATCTAAAAAAATGAAAAAAGATTACGCAGCAGAAGATGAATTTAAACCCCATATGATGTATGACCCAAAAACAGGAAAAGCTTATAAAGCTAAAACCATGGAAGATCATTTAAAAATGAAGAAAATGGGATATACTCACGAGAAGCCCAAGGCTTAAAACTTTAACAACTTAAAACCCTAAAACCCCGCTTTATTCTGGCGGGGTTTTTTTTGGCACGATTATAGCAAATATAGTATTGTAAATTCAATAATACAGTCTTTATTGAGACACATTTACACACTACATAAACCACAATCAAAACAAGGAGACAATATGTCATATTATATTAAAAACAATAATTCTTTAGATTCATTTTTTAATTCTTTATTAGATGATATCTACTATGAAGATTTAAACCCTAAAAGAAAATCCAACATTATAAAAGAAGAAGATCATATCTTAATTCAAATTGAAGCAGTAGGATTAAATAAAAAAGATATAGATATACAAGTAAAAGAAAATATATTACATGTATCATACGAAAACAAAATAAAAGATGATACAAAATATTCACAGCAACAAATATCATTTGGTTCTTTTGAAAATAAATACAAACTACAAAACGACATGGATTCAAAAAATGTATCCGCAACCATGAATAATGGATTATTGAATATAAAAATACCTAAAATTAAAAACAAAACAAGTTCAAGAATAAAAATAACTTGACATTCACTAGAATATAGTATATAATATGGTTCTTTAATATTATGAAGACAACAAAATTAATTATCACAGCCCTCTTGGGGCTTTTTATTAACGTCGCTTCTGCGGAGAGTTTTTCTCTAGGAACAAAATACGCTTCCGATTATTTTTATAGAGGAACACTTCAAGCGGAGGAGTCTATCCAGGCTAACCTCGGAGTTAGCGGACAAGTTTCTGGCTTAAATTATTCTGCAGGAGCATTCACAAATCAGTCTATTGATGCGGGAGTAGATTCCTACATTCTTAACGGAGGAATTTCCAAAAGCTTTTTGGACTCAATTCTTAATACTTATGTGGGATTAAATCATGTAGAGAATGTTTCTGGAGAAGCGCTCTTAGAGGCGAATATTGGAATCTCGCTTAATACGGTCTTAAATCCGAAATTGAGTTTCTTTAGAAGCTTGGATGATTCATTATACACTTCTGAATTATCTGTTTCGCACGATTTTGATTTGGGAGTTTGTAACTTAGGAGCTTCTGCTTCACTAGGAAACACAGATCTCTCAAACACTCTTGACAACACTTATTATACTGCGGGGGTTACAGCTTCTAAATCTTTAGGAGAAAAAGCTTCTCTTGGGATTAATTTGGTGAGGGTTGACTCAGAAACGATTAGTGCTGAATACGTGGTCGGATTGGGAATCTCAACACAATTCTAACTTATAAAATTATGAAAAATACAATCGATACGATTAAATCATATGCAGGAGGCGTTACAAGCGTGCTTCTGTCAATCATCGGCCTTTTGGTCGTAGCTCAAGTCGTCTTTGGCGAGGGAGCTCCTATTAACGTAATCGGCAATCTACAGGATGTCGTAACAGGATTTGTTGGTCAAGGCGCCTCACTAGCAGGGATAATCACCCTACTCTTGTTGGTCGCGCTACTAAAACCTAATGCAAATAAAGGTTAGGTCAACAGATCATTAAACAATCTAGCCGCCTTAGGGCGGCTTTTTTGTGTAAATATCTATACTTCTATTTAATATCTACCATGAAAAACAAAACATCAAGAAACTTATCGTTAATTAGCTTAATGCTTGGTTACGCAAGCTCTGCGGCATTTATTGCGTTAATAGTCTTAAATATAAGTGATAAAGAACCTAGGCTTAAGGCCAACTTGTTATTACCGAATGATAGCGTAATCGAAAGTAACGAAACAAAAACCGTGTATGTTGATAGGTTCATCGCTAACCATTCGGACGGATTAAGTAAAGATTGGCATTACCGCAAAAACGAATTTTCAAGAAATGATAAAATCACTGCTGTCATTGGGAGCGATGATGATATTGTTTATGTTGATAATGATGATCGCCATCTTCGCTTGGGTGGAGACAATCGTGGTGGCGCTTTTGGAGGTAACGGAGGAAACGGCAGATTTCGTGGAGGTCGTGACCGAGTTGCGATTGACGACGATGTGGATGTGGGGTTATTGGATCGTAGGCTAGCTACTCTCGATGATGACGAACTAGTTATTATTGAAGATAATGATGATGGTTTAGTGGCTCGATTGGATCGCAAGGATATTGGTTTGGATCGTGGTGGAAATGACCGAGTCAATGTCGGCAATTTCGTACCAGATGCACGCCGCAGGAATTTTAACGATGAAGAATTGGGGGTAGTTGGAGATTTCGACAAAGACGGCGCCGGTTTTGGAAAGGGTACAATGCCTGGAGTTGGTAAAGGTTCCGAAATTTATGCTTATAATTTTCCTTCTCAAGGGGTCGGTGCAGGCATAGGTAGTCCAGCAGTAGGTGCCGCTGCAGGTTTTGCGGGGCTGGGCGCTGGCATTGGCCAAGCGGTCATGAATGGTCAGACGGTTCCAGCGTTAGGGGGAGTGGGGACCTATTCAGATAGTCAAACCAAAGGTATGGGCGGGCCTGCACTTTCGGTTATTCCTGGAGTTTCTGGTGGGCTTGCAGGTTTAGTTGGGGGCGCCGGAGCAGGAGCGGCTGCGGGCTTGAAATCTGGAAGAGTATCCTTTCTTAACTCACCTAAAGCAGGTTACGGCAACGGTAATAACTTGGGTAATCGAAAATTCGACCATTTACCTGAAAATGGATCATTGCATATCATGATTCACGTAGACGGAAGCGGAAGTATATTAAAGACGAGAAAGCGGCTCGAAGTAATGAAGGATACATTGTTAAAAACTGCTTTACTACCTTACTACAACAATGATGAATCTCTTTATTCAAGAAGAGTTACAATTGTAGATAGCTCAGGAGAAAGAACTTTAAAATTTTTCGCTAAGGCTGCAGAAAAAGACAATGTGTTAGCTTTTGTTTTTCAAGACGAAGCTCAGCCAGATTATCATTTGCCGAATTTCAACGAAAAGCCAGAAGATTCATATAAAACAGACCTAAACCTATTAAAATCCGACTTGAATGCATACAAAGGACTTTATAGAGGGGTGATGTTTCAGGTTGGGGAAAAGGTTTTCTCCAAATCTTTTAAGGAGTTTGTGGAAAATGCTTGGCAAGGAAAAGATTACTTAAAAGACTTGAATTTAAAAAAATATCACTGGAAAGAAAACAAGTCGAATATAAACAATAAGAAAGGTGTGGTTTTTATTGATGAATATAATGCAAAAATCGACGGATCGCCAGAATATTATCTTGACTTGATTTTTAAAGCTAGTGAAAAAGCGGGAATAAATCTAGACTCCTACCAAGGAGGACTTAGAGACGGAAAACATTTGCAAGATTAGACTGGGGTGTTATGAAAAATTTAGTTTTATTAATTTTATCATCTTTATTTTGTTCTGGAGATGTTTTATATTTTAATGATGGAAATAATATTAGAGGGGAAATAATAGAATCTAACAGCACGCATGTTGTTGTCAAAAGAGAAGATGACTTCCAACTTTTTAGAATACCTCTTAAACTATTAACAAAAGACAATCAAGCTTATGTGAAAAATAACTTCGCCCCAGGTCACGAAAATTTACCAAAATTTAAAAAACCATTATCCGATCAAGATTTAATTAAAAATTCAAGGTACATAGATCAACTAATCGAAAATAAATTAAGATCTTATAATCAAAGACCTAATAAAGAAATTAATGATTCTTCGTTTTCTAGAAGAGCGTATCTAAAAATAATAGGCAGAACACCTTCTTACAAGGAAGTGAATAGCTTTATCGAAAATAGAGACAAGAATAAAAGAACAAAACTCATAGACGATTTATTAGCTAGCGAGGGATACAATAGTCATTGGTTTAACTTTTGGGCAGATATATTAAGATTAAAAGATAGATTAACTAATAGAATATCAGGAATTCCATATAAAAATTATGTCAAACAATTTATATCTGAAAATAGACCATATGATAAATGGGTAAGAGAAATGCTCTCTTCTTCTGGTCCTATATGGAAGAAAGGCAGTGAAGGGGTAGGTTATTTTGCAAGAGATGCAGGTATGCCTTTAGATAATATGGCTAACACCGTCCGAATCTTCCTTGGCACAAGTTTAGAATGCGCGCAATGCCACGATCATCCATTTGATAGATGGACACAAAAAGAATTTTATGAGATGGCTGCGTTTACCAGTGGTTCTACAAATCTTAGAAGAAAAGGGGTTGACAATCTCAACCAATTCAATAAACTAGTCAGAGAAGAACAGAAAAGGTTGGAGGAAGCTGGGGAGCCTCAAAAAGTACCTCAAGTTAGAAATGCTTCAAGGTCAATACAAGATATATTGCAAGCGGGGCTAGATCAGCCAGGGTCAGGTAAAATCAATTTACCTAAAGATTATCAATACGACAACGCAAAACCAAACGAATCCCTTTTAGGAAAAACTCTTTTTGGTCGAGAAATAGAACTTGCCAAAGGTACTGGCTCAAGAGAGCTATACGCAAACTGGTTGGCGTCAGAAAAAAACCCAAGATTTACATCTGTCATTGTTAATAGATTATGGAAAGAGGTTTTTGGGTTAGCTCTAATTGAGCCAATAGATAATATGTTTGACGAGACTATGGCAACAGATCCAGTATTACAGCTTCATTTAGAAAAAGTTATGGTTGCATTAAATTTTGACATAAAGGAGTTCTTAAGAATACTTTACAACACAAAAACCTTTCAAAGACAATCTGTTTCTAGAGATATTGTACCTAGAGACGAAAAAGATACTGTTATGCCAGTGGGCGTTGAATGGGTGATTGCTGGACCAAATGTTGAAAAACAATCTTTCAATGCAGTTCCGTTTTTCTATCAGGGCCCCATTTTGCAAAGGATGAGTGGCGAGCAACTGTGGGATTCATTAGTCTCTTTGAATTTTAAGGATATAGACTCTCGAAGACTTCAGCCAAAAAATTCAGGCTATCAGGATTTTGAGAGGTTTTCTAGCATGACAGGAGAAGGGCTGCTTGAAGAATTATTTTCTCGAATAAATAAAACAGAAAAACCCAAGACCAATCAAAAATTTGGAAACCCAATTAATATAGACTGCCCAATCAAACCTGGTCGAGCTATTGACCCAACTTTATTAGCGCTAAACGAAAACGGAGAAACTCTTGCGTTCTGCTGTAAGTCTTGCGTAGAAAAATTTAATTCTCAGAAAAAACAGCAAGATAAGAATAATTTCGTAAAAGATAGAAACTCCGTTCGAGCATCAGAATTAAGTTCTCCAGCTCCCGTAGGTCATATAGTTAGAGAATTTGGAGGCTCAGATCGTGAACAAATTGAAAACTCAAATACAGACCCATCAACAACACAAGTTCTTAATTTAATTAATGGTTTTATTGAAACAAAAGTTATAAACAATAAAAACTCAGAGATAGTAAAATTAATAAAAGAACAAAAAACATTAGATGATAAAATAAAAGTCGGTTTCAAATCTATTTTAAATAGAAAACCCTCTATAGCAGAGTTAAAATTATTCAAAGACGCACTAATAAACAAAAAAGATATATATAAAGAAATAATATGGGCTTTAGTAAATTCGCATGAATACATCTTTATAAAATAATAAAAGGAAAAAATATATGAAAACAAATTTTAATAATATAGATGAATTAGGAAGAAGGGAATTTATCGCACACGCGGCAAAGGCGTGTTTTGGCGTTGGGTTGATGCCTATGGCTGGAGCCTATATACATAACAATGCTCAAGCTCTTGAAGTGGGGGCTAGATTAGCTTCTGCAAGGCATGTGATTTATCTCAACATGGCAGGAGCTATGTCCCATTTAGATACTTTTGGAACTAAACCTGATTGCCCTGATATTCAAGGGCCAACTAAATCTATCGCTACCAGCGCCGACGGAATATTACTTTCTGAGCATTTGCCTAAAACTGCACAATTAATGCATCAGGCATCAATAATCAAGACAATGGTAACGAGCCAAGGAGCGCATGAGCAAGCTAGCTACCTAATGCATACGAGCTACTTAAAAAGGGGTACTATAGTTCACCCCACTTTCGGGAGTTGGGTATCTAAATTGTCTGGAGCAATCAACGAAACAATTCCATCTAATATTAAAATTGGTGGCGGAGGGCTGGGAGCTGGATTTCTTGAGTCAAAATATGGTCCACTATCCATAAATAACCCAAAGTCAGGGCTTGCAAATAGTAAACTAGCGGGATATCTAGATAAAGAGCATTTTCAAGGAAGAATATCTTTGATAGAAAAATTGAACACAAACTTCTCTACAGAATTCCCTCAGAAACAAATAAGAGCATATTCAGATTTATACAAAGACGCAATTAAGCTAATGAATAGTCAAGACTTAAAAGCTTTTGATATATCTAAAGAACCGGAAAATATACACAAACAATACGGCGCTTCGAATTTCGGACAGGGGTGCTTACTCGCAAGAAGACTAGTTGAAAACGGAGTGAGGTATGTAGAAGTAACCAGGGGTGGATGGGATACCCATGATAATAACTTCGATAGGGTTGGTGAAAATTGTGCGGATATAGATGGAGCCTTGAGCGCTTTATTGATCGACCTTGAAATGAGAGGTTTATTAAATGAAACTTTGGTCGTATTAACTTCTGAATTTGGGAGAACTCCTAATATCAATGGTAGAGACGGAAGAGATCATTGGCCATATTGCTTTACCGCATTTATGGCTGGAGGAGGGGTTAAAGGAGGCTTTTCTTACGGAGAGGCAGACGACCAAGGTAGATCTCCTAAAGAGGGAAAGCCAATTAAGCCCGAGGATTTAAATGCAACAATAGGCTACTTATTGGGTTTAAAGTTGAATGATGTACAATATTCCCCATCTGGAAGACCTTTTACTGTAGCGAACAAAGGAACTCCTCTTTTCGACATACTGTCTTAAAATTATAGGTGTAACCTAGTTCTCTTAAGCTAAGTAAAAGTTATTGACATAAGAGGTTTTGCGTTGACACTTGGTCAATAAAATGCTATTATAATAACATCAATATGAATATCAACGTAAAAAAACGAAACGGTAGACTCCAACCTTTTTTGGTAGAAAAAATAAACGCAAATGTAGAACGAGCATGCGAGGGAATCGAAGACGCCTCAGTCAGTGAGGTTTTACTAGATGCACAACTCCAACTATTCGACAAGATAACGACTAGCGAAATAGATACAGCTTTAATCCTTTCTGCTAGAGAAAAAATAGAAAAAGAACCGAACTACAGCTTTGTTGCTGCAAGATTGCTTTTGAATACCGTATATAAAGAAGTCTTCAAAGAGGGGGTCGATTCAGACACGTTCAAGCTTCAATATAGAAAAAGCTTTATACAAAATGTAAAAAAATTAGTAAAGCTAGAAAAGCTTAACTCTAAAATGCTTGAATTTGATCTCACTAAATTATCTGAAGCTTTAAAGATAAGGAGAGATCAATCTTTTAAATATTTAGGCATTCAAATTTTAACCGATAGATATTTCATTAGACATGAAGATAAAATAATGGAAGCCCCACAATGCTTTTGGATGAGAGTCGCGATGGGTTTAGCAATTAACGAAGAAAATAAAGAAGAGTGGGCTATTAAGTTTTATGATATGTTTAGTCAGTTTTTGTATACATCTTCTACCCCGACTTTATTTAATAGCGGAACAACACATTCTCAATTAAGCTCTTGCTATTTAAACACTTTTGACGACAGTATTGATGGAATTTTTGATGGAGCTTGGCAGGAAGCTAGAAAAAGCAAGTATGCCGGAGGCCTTGGCTTTGATGTAACCCCATTTAGATCTGCAGGTTCTCACATAAAGGGAACAAATGGAATTTCTGGAGGTTTAATTCCTTGGTTAAAAATTTACAACGACTTGCTTGTTGCAGTCAATCAAGGAGGAAAACGACCAGGCGCAGGCTGTGCGTATTTAGAGCCTTGGCATTTAGACTTTGAAGACTTTTTAAACCTTCGGAGAAACACTGGAGACGACAGGTTACGGTGCCACGATATGAACACGGCATCTTGGATTCCTGATGAATTCATGAGAAGAGTACAAAACGAAGATGTTTGGTACTTCTTTGACCCAACAGAAGCTGATTTACACGATTGTTTTGGGGTTGAGTTCGACGAAAAATATAATGAGCTTTGTAGCCAAGCAGAGGAAGGGTTAATTAAAAACTATAGAATAACTCCCGCAAAAGAGTTATGGAAAAAAATGTTAAAAGTTTTGTTTGAAACTTCTCATCCATGGGCTACATTTAAAGACCCATGTAACATGCGCTATACAAACCAGCACGAAGGGGTTGTACATAGCAGTAATTTATGCACAGAAATTACCCTTCACACAAAAGCTTCAAAATACAACAAGGGTTATAAAACAGAAATTGGAGAAACCGCAGTATGTAACCTTGGATCAGTTAACTTGTTAAACCACATAAATGAAGATGAAACCGATCTTGATTATGTAAAATTAGAGCGAACAATTCATACAGCAATCAGAGCGTTAGACAACGTTATAGATCTTAATTTTTACCCCACAAAAGAGGCGGAAAACAGTAATTTAAGACATCGCCCTATTGGTCTAGGCATGATGGCTCTTCACGATATTCTTCATAAAGTTAATATAAATATAGATAGCGACGAAGCTGCAAAGTTTAATGATAAATTATTTGAGTTCTACTCTATGCACGCAATTTATGCTAGTTCATTACTAGCTGCGGAGCGAGGTCAATACGAAACTTACGAAGGGTCACTCTGGAGCAAAGGTGTATTCCCAATTGATTCTTACAACAACTTAATGGCTTACAGGGGCAAACAAAAAGCTCCTAAACAGTCCGTTACAGGTAAGCCTCTTACGGGCAAAGGTCAAACTTTTGATGAGTGGGAAAAAATCAGGGCTCACGTTGGTGAATTTGGAATGAGAAACTCAAATGTCATGGCTATCGCTCCTACTGCAACGATAGGTTATATTAATGGAGTAGAGCAAAGTATTGAGCCTAATTTTTCTGTTCTTTTTGTTTATGAGAACAAAAGCGGTAATTTTTATATCACCAACCAACACTTTATAAATGATATGAAAAAAGAAGGGTTGTGGAACCCAAACAACTCAAAATTAATTAAAGATGCTGATGGAGATTTATCAGTATTAAATAGTGAGGTGCCCGAGTGGATAAAATTAAAATACAAAACAGCTTTTGATAGAGATATGTTTAAATTAATAGAATGCAATTCGGTCAGGCAAAAATGGATTGATCAGGCTATAAGTTTTAATTTATACAATAAAGGAACGTCTTTAAAATATTTAAACGATATGTATATGGCTTGCTGGGAAGCTGGATTAAAAACAACTTATTACCTAAGAAATAGGGCAGCATCAAAAGTTGAAAAATCTACAGGAGATTCAGAAAACGAAACGGAAGCCTCTGCATGCAGTATTGAAGCTATGAAAAATGGAGAAACTTGCGAAAGTTGTCAATAACTGATCTTTTTTAACATTGACTTCGTTATATTATAATGATATACTATAAACATGGAAGATAAAACAGGAAAATTACTAACTAAAGATATAGCGGGGGTAAATAGAATTTTACCACATAAACATAAATACGCATGGGATTTATTTTTAAAAAGTTGCGCAAATAACTGGATGCCAACAGAAATCAGCATGCAGAATGACATTAAACAATGGAAAAATAATGAAATTACAGAAGATGAAAAATTACTTGTTAAACGCTGCCTTGGGTTTTTTGCTGGATCTGAGTCTTTGGTTGGTAATAATCTTTTGTTATCTGCCTTTCGCTATGTTACGGACGCTGAATGCCGCCAGTACATTCTTAGGCAAGCGTTTGAAGAAAGCCTTCACAACCTTACGGTAGTTTATATTTGTGACAGCCTAGACCTCGACATAGAAGAAGTGTTTGCTGCATACGAAACAATTCCAAGCATCAAGGCTAAAGATGACTTTTTAATGCAGATTACTAATGATATTAGCGCACAAGATTTTAACGCAAACACAAAAGAAGGTAAGCAAGAAATACTTAGAAATTTCCTAACATACTGGATTGTTTGTGAAGGTACCTTTTTCTTTAGTGGATTCGCGATGCTTTTGGCTCTGGGGAGGCAAAACAAGCTTCAAGGTATATCTGACCAAATAAAGTATACATTAAGAGACGAGAGCTCGCATATAGCTTTTGGAACTTATGTTATTAATACAATCATCGAGCAAGAACCCTCTATTTGGACAAAGAAGATGCAGAATGAATTTGTTGAACACATGAAGAAAGCAGTAGAGTTAGAAATTGCTTACGCGCACGATGTTTTGCCGACTGGGATTTTAGGTTTAAATGCGGACATGTTCGTCGAATATATGCATTATATAGGAAATAGAAGATTAGAAGCTATAGGTCTAGATTATAGGTTTCCGAGTGATAAAAACCCTTTTCCTTGGCTGGGTGAGGTAGTAGATGTTCAAGCCATGGGAAACTTCTTCGAAAGAAGGGTTCGAGAATACCAACAAAGCGGCTCGCTTGATGACGATTTTTAATTTTGGTTATTAGTTATGGCCAGCCGCCTTCGGGCGGCTTTTTTATTTATAAGCTTGACATTATGATTCGTTTCTGCTAAAATGTATGCATGTTACCATTATTCAAAAGCCACTTCTCAATAGGAAAAAGTATATTAACTCTAGATGATCCATCTAAACATAAAGAAGGGAAAGCTGACAGTATTTTCTCTATAGCTAAAGATAATAACCTGGATGAGGTCGTATTAGTAGAAGACTCTTTAACGGGTTTTCTTCAAGCAAAAAAAGTAGCCGACTCAATAGGGGTTAAATTAATTTTTGGATTAAGGTTGGATATGTGCGAGAATGCATTCATGAATCCTAAGGAAGAATCTGTAAAATCTAGACATAAGATAATTGTGTTTGCAAAAAACTCTGAAGGTTGCATATTGTTAAATTCAATATACAGTGAAGCTTTCTCAGAAGCGTACAACGCAGTTGATCAAAAAATCATCAAAAAATACTGGAACAATAAAAATCTAACTCTGGCAATACCTTTTTATGATTCTTTTATCTTTAACAACACAATTAAATTCAGCAGCTGCACTCCCAATTTTTCATTCACAGAGCCAACGTTTTTTCTCGAAAACAATAGCCTTCCATTTGATTTATTGCTTAGGGCAAATGTGCTAAAATTCTGTAAAAATAACGGCCATAACACAGAATTAGTAAAAAGTATTTTTTATAAAAATAAAAAAGACGTATCGGCGCTTCAAACTTATAAATGTATAACAGGAAGAACTTTTGGAAACAAAACCTTGTCAAAACCCAATTTAGATCATTTTGGAAGTAATGAGTTTTGTTTTGAAAGCTGGAAGGATCAAAAAAATGCAGTATAAATTAATACAGCCAAACAAAATATATGTTGACCAATCCAATATAAAAGGAAGAGGGGTTTTTGCTTCAGAAGGTATAGATAAAGGAGAGATCATAGAGCAGTGTCACTTTATAGTGTCTGGATGTCCCACAGAAATGCAGGACAAGGAGTTGGCGAGGTTTGTTTTTAATATATTCTTTGATAAAAAATTATCCAAAGAAGAAAATGATAAAATTTCTTTTAAAATAAACCTTCTTTCTGCATTTGAAGACGAAGGAATTACCGATCATTTAAAAAAATTCCTAGAGGATTTAGGCTACTTAGACATGAACAAGCTTTTTAATTCGGCAACTGTTCTTGGTAATGGAATGATATACAACCACTCAAAAAACAACAATATAGACTATGAAGTTGACATTAAAAATATGATATTTGAATATACAGCAAATAAAAAAATAAAAAAAGGAGAAGAATTATTAATAAACTACGGAGAACAATACTGGAAAAATCATGAAGGAACAGCTACTGAGATTTAAAAATAAACAAAAATATTTACTTTTTGATTACGAAACATGTAATTTAAATTTAATTTCCGGACACAACAAGCCGTGGCAATTAGCTTTTCTTGTTATAGAAAACAATAAAGTTGTAAAGGAAAAAGATTACTGGCTTAAGTGGGACGACCTTAGAGTTTCTCCAGAAGCTGCAAAAATTACGGGATTTACTCAAGCTAAATACAAAAAGAATGCTATAGACCCTCAACTAGCTCTTGACGATTTTGAAAAATACCTGTATGACGATTCCTATATTAAGGTGGGTCATAATTTATTAGGGTTCGATGTTTACATGCACAATCTTCACAGAAAATTAATCAATCCTAGGGCTAAATCAGACTTCTCGTATATGGATAATTTGGTAGACACCTTGTCTTTAGCAAAAGCGCTCAAAAAACAAATTAAATTAAATAATGAAGATAACCTCCTAGCCTGGCAGTATAGATTAAACCATTTAATTGAAAGAGGGCTTTCCTGCAACCTTAAACAGTGCTGTAAGGATTTTGACGTCCCTTTTGACGCGACTAAATTACATGACGCATTATATGACATTAGAGTTAATTATGAAGTTTTTAAGAAAATGATATGGGAGATAGAGATATGAGTTTTACAGATAAATTTACAGATTATAAAGAATGTTGCCCTCCAGGGGTGCGCTTACCTGAAATAAAAATTGAACAAAAGTATTATGACATGCTTGAGGCAGATAATACTATATCCAATTACGACTTCCTTCGCAAGCTGTGCCACAAAGGTGTGTTTGACAAAGGAATAGATAAATACAAAAATAAAAAAGATTACTTTGATCGCGCAAAATCAGAATTAAAAATATTAAATGAACTAGGATTTATTGATTATATTTTATTAAATTGGGATATTATTAATTTTTGTCACGAAAATGATATTCCTACTGGCCCCGGAAGAGGTTCGGCTGCAGGATCGCTTGTTTTATATTTAATTGGAGTAACAGATGTAGACCCCGTAAAGTATAATTTATTCTTCGAAAGGTTTGTATCTAAAAGCCGAGCAAAGAAAACTATCAAAAATGGAATAACATTTTTAGATGGAAGCCTTCTGGCGGACGTTGACAATGACATTGCTTATGAAAGAAGGGTAGAAGTCATAGAATATATCGAAAAAAAACACCCATCTAGAACAGCTAAAATACTAACCCTGAATACTTTAAGCGGAAAGCTATGCGTCAAAGAATGTGGTAAAATAGTAGGGGGATTTAGCGAACAAGATGTCAATTTAATCAGCACAACTATACCTAAAAAATTTGGAGTAGTGCTGCCCTTGCTTTCGGCATTACAAGAAAGCGAAAAATTCGCAGATTGGGCTTCTGAAAACTCAGAAACTTTAGAGATCGCATTAAAACTTGAAGGTTTAAATAAAAACACAGGGGTTCATCCCAGCGGAATAGCTATTTCGCATAGTACAATAACCGACATTTGCCCTGTACAAAAAACAAATGATGGAAATTTAGTTACGGGTTACGACATGAATTGGGTGTCAGAATTGATGGTTAAATTTGATATTCTTGGCTTGAGAACTTTGAGCGTCATTTATGACGTCTGCAAAACTATAAATCAGGATATATCTCAAATGGACCTAAACGATTCAAAAATCTTCAAACCTTTGCAGTCGTTAAAGAGCCCCCATGGATTGTTTCAACTAGAATCAGATACAAACTTTAAGGTTTGTAAAAAAATCAAACCAAAAAGCCTCGAGCAGTTGAGTGCTGTAGTTGCTATCGGTAGGCCAGGAGCTTTAGACTTCTTAGATGCCTATGTCACATATTCTGAAACTGGAGATCCTCAAGTAATACACGAATTCTTTAGAGATGTTTTGGACTATACAGGAGGGATTCCTCTTTATCAGGAGCAATTAATGCAGATGGCTGTTAAAGTTGGTTTCACCTTGGACGAGTCTGAACAATTAAGAAGGATAGTGGGCAAAAAGAAAATCGACCAAATGCCAGCATGGAAAGCTAAAATCCAGCAAAAAATAATAGAAAATGATCTCCCTACAGAAGTGGGAGAGGTCTTGTGGAGGGTGGCTGAGGACAGCGCAAACTATTCTTTTAATAAATCTCACTCGCTAGCGTATGCAACATTAGCTGCGTGGACCGCTTATCTTAAATTTAATTACCCACAAGAGTTCTTTATGTCGCTGCTGAAGATGACGAAGTATGAACCGGCCCCACAAGAAGAAATAGCCTCCATATCAAGAGAGCTTTCTAATTTTGGAATCAGATTACTTTCTCCAGATTTAGCTAAATCTAAAATGGATTTTTCTTCAGAAGGGAAAGACATAAGATTTGGTCTTAATAGTATTAAAGGAGTCAGCGAAAAGTCGCTAAAATCCTTAAGGGATTTTAGATCAACCGAAACCCCAACAAAGTATGATATCTTCTTGGCTGCAAAACAAGCAGGTCTTAATATAGGTATATTATCAGCCCTCTGCCAGGCCGGGGCTCTTGAAAGCAAAGGTTCGAATAGATCATTAATGGCGCTAGAAGCTCAAGCATTTAACCTGCTAACAGACAGAGAAAAAAGAAATTTCATACTCATTGGAAAAGAATATGATTATAAATTATTAAACTGCATAGCAGATGCGAAAAATCAAGAAATGGTGGGAGATGATGGCAGGCCACTAATGAAAGAGTCTAGATTTAAAACTTTCAAAAAAAAATACAGCATTTACAAATCTATTTATGATAGAAATAAATCCTATGAAAAGTTTGCTAATTGGTATTTTGAAAATGAATTGTTGGGCTATAGCCATAGCTCTAAATTAAAAAACTGTTTCAAGGATATTTATAAAGATTTAAAAGATTCTAGGGATTTAGAGGTAATGGAAAAGGATGATGGGGGTAAATTTATAGGGGTGGTAGAGGATTCCTTGAAAGCCACATCAAGAAATGGAAATAAATATATAAAACTTTCAATGTCTGATGAAAATGGAAAATGGGACGCAATGCTTTTGAATTCCAGAAGGGGTAATTTTTATGACAGATATTTTGAAAAAAACAGCAAAGCTCCGGCCAAAAAAAATATTGTAGTAGTTTACGGAAGAAAAGCGGAGGATATAATATTTTTAGACTCAATAAAAATTATGGACGAAAAGATATATATGAAAATGTCTGAAGTTAAGTAAATCAGGTGTAAAAATATGAAGATGACTCCAAAACCTAACTTTACGCCGCGCGCTCAACAAGCGATAAACGAAGCTAAAAAAGTTGCTAAAAAGTATCAAAGCGAATTCGTATCAATAGAGCATTTATTTTTCGGAATGGTAAAATTAAATGCAGGAATTTTAAGTGAGATATTATATTTATTAAATATTGATCAAGAACAACTAAAAGAAGAAGTGGAAAATGCACTATCGCTCGGGTTTCAAAACTTAGAGTTCTATACAGAAGTAGACGGATCACCTTCTTATGATGAAGATTTCCATCTTATACTCAAAGTTTCAGCCTCAATAAGTGAAAAACTAGAACATGAATATGTAGGTTTAGAGCACATTCTTCTAGCTTTATTGAAATTTGAAGGCTCTTCAATTCCCAGTTTTTTTAAATCTTTTAACGCGTCAGAAGAAGATATTATATCAGAAGTTAGAGAGTACTTGCACCTTTCTAAAGACCATACAACCAAAAAGAAAGAAAAACTTTACTATTCAACCCCTAAACCAAAAATAAAAGACACTAGCCTTCAGAATTTAGAAAAGCATGCATTAAATCTTAACTCTCTCGCAACTCAAGGTAAATTTGATAAAATAGTAGGTAAAGAGGAGGAGGTTTCTAGTGTTTGTGAAATTTTATGCAGAAGAACCAAAAATAATCCAGTACTACTTGGTGAACCAGGGGTTGGTAAAACAGCTATAGTAGAAGGGTTAGCTCAAAAAATAGTCAAAGCTGAAGCTCCCGATTTTTTACTAGGTAAGGTTATATATTCCTTAGACTTAGGGTCCTTAATAGCTGGCACCAAATATAGAGGCCAGTTTGAAGAAAGATTGAAAAACATAATAGATGAAGCTAAAAAAAACAAAAGCATAATTTTATTCATAGATGAAATACACACTCTTGTTGGAGCTGGAAGTGCAGAAGGCAGCATGGATGCCGCCAACTTACTCAAGCCTTTGCTTGCCAGAGGAGAGTTGAAGTGTATTGGAGCAACAACCCAAGACGAGTACAAAAAGAGTATTCTTAAGGATGGCGCCCTAGATAGAAGATTTCAGTCGGTAAAAGTTAATCAACCAACCAAGGAAGAAACAAAGAAAATCATATCTGGAATAAAAAGTAAATACGAACAGTTTCATAGTATATATTATCCTGAAGAAATTATTGATTTAATTGTTGAATTGACCTCTAGGTATATGGTAGATAAACAATTCCCTGATAAAGCTATTGATGTTATGGACCAAGCGGGCTCTAAAGTAAAAATAAAAAACATCCAAAGGCCAAATGAAGCAAAAGATATAGAAAAAAAACTAGAAAACCTTGCCCTAAAAGAATCCAATATGGAAATGGTTGGAGCCTCAAAGAGTTTGATTGAGGATGAACAATTGTTTTTATTAGAAGAGTACGATAAAATTATAGAAAAATGGGTCAAAAAAACTGTAAAAGCCAAAATACAGGTTACTAAAAAAGATATATTCGAAGTGATTTGTGCAAGAACAGGCGTTCCTGTTAATGAAATGTCTTCAAAACAATCCACAAAACTTCTTTCTCTAGCGAAAGATCTAAACAAAAAGATTATCGGGCAAGAAGAATCTATAAAAGAAATTTCCGAGTCAATTTTAAGATCAAAATCTGGGCTACAAGACTCCAAAAAACCAGTCGGAAGTTTTTTACTGGTTGGAGCAAGTGGGACAGGAAAAACTCATACAGCAAAATGTATTGCAAAATTTGTATACGGTGGAGAAGATAAACTTATTCAGCTAGACATGAGTGAGTTTTCTGAGAAGATTTCCTGTAGCAGATTAATTGGTGCATCGCCAGGTTATGTTGGTTATGAAGAAGGTGGAGAGCTAACGGAAAAGGTAAGAAGAAACCCATACAGCGTAGTACTGTTTGACGAAATCGAGAAAGCGCACCCAGAGGTCTTAAATATATTATTGCAAATTCTTGAAGAGGGCTTCGTGACAGATAACTCGGGGAGAAAGATTAATTTCAATAATTGCATAATTATACTCACAGGAAACGTGGGTAGCGAAAAAATAACAAAACCATCAATAGGCTTTGGGAATTCCTCTGATCATGCTAAAGATAAACTGAAAGAGGAATTAAAGGTGTTTTTCAAGCCAGAGTTCTTAAATAGATTAAATGAGATTATTATGTTTGACAATTTCAGCATTAAAGAATTGATGCAGATAACCAAGTTAGAAATGAACAAAATTCAAGAAAAACTAAAAATCAAAAATATAAATATATCCCTAACTCCTTCCTTAAATAAGTATATATCGGAACAAGCTGAAAAAGAAAAAATGGGAGCACGACCCATACAAAGATTAATTCAAAAAATCATAGAAAATAAATTATCCACACTACTTCTGAATAAAGAGCTTATAGAAAACCAATCAATAAAATTTTCTATAAATAAAGGTGAAATTACTTACAAAATCAAGGAAGAATAGGTTTGATTGGGTCACTCACTTCGGGAGATCTTGGCTCCATTGGGTCCTCAAACTTTTCTCCGGGATTTTGGCTTGGATTTGGTTTATTTTTGGAAGAGTTAAAGACTTGCATGCATGCATGAAATCTGTCCGTTTGAACTGGATACCTTTTCTTCATATTAGCGTCTAGAATACACCTAGTCACAAATTGATCACCGCTTTCTGAGTCAACTGGAACCGGATATCTTTTATCTTGATTTGTTAAAAAGTTATTATCTGTATCTTGCTGAAGATCTTCTTTTTTGTTGGGAAATATATCTTCATATTCAACATACCTTATTGATTCATCAATAGCTTCGTATGCAGAAGTGATATTTTTCTTTACTGAATCATGAAGATCTCTTTCTTCTCCTATCATATCGTAAAGTAATCTAGCTTTTTTCCAAATGTGAAAAAGTTCTGATTTTACTTTTTTATAGCTTGAATCCGCCTTCGTTTCGTTCATTTTTTCTTTCATTTTATTTTATAAATTTATTCTTGTTCTATCGGAGAGTCTTTCCCAGCGACTTGTTTTGGCTTTGCTCCGTATAGATTATAAGCGTATATTAAGTTTTTTAATCTCTCTTGCGAGGCAACATATGCATCGTGATAATATTTAGGTGTGGGAGTATTTGGTTTTTTAATTACAGAGTCTCCTTCTTGAATCATTATCCACCCTGCGGTTTTGCCGTCTCCATCTATTTTTCTTAAAGCGTTTCTTTCTGCTTTTCTGTTGTAGTCAGATAAATACATCTCCCTTAATATAGTCTGTTCTTCTAGCATTAGTCCGTCTGGGTTATCTCCGCTAAATGAAGTGAATATTAATGTATTGAGCTCTCCTAAGTGCCCTTCTAGCCAACCAGATATTAATCCGATATCTACATCTCTTTGTGTTCCGTGATCATGAAAACCTAAATCTTGATCGTAAAGATTTAATGCGAGTTTCCCGATGTTCGTTTGCGGATTAATAGGTGGGTGGGCCATTTTAACCTCCTAGATAATCAAGAACTTCCTTATGCTTTGGGTTGCTTGGGTCAAGCTTGATGGGTTCCCCCATCACCTGAACACTTCCTTGACCAACCAGGCTTGACTCAAAAGCTCTTTTGATTTTATTCTTTAGAACAGTTTTATTTCCAGATGGAAACACTCCAGCTTTTACAGCGAAAGACTGAAGGTCGGTAAGATTCATATCTTCTAGCATTTCTTTAAATATTCTTTTATCGTTAGTTTTAAAAGGGCTTATTTTCTTGACTCCTAATATATCTTCTAATTCCCTAGCTCTAGAAATTTTATCTTCGTAGCTTTTTCCTGTTGTTTGGTTTAGATCCTCAAGTTTTGTGCTTTTTTTTGCGACAGACTTGCTCGATTTTTTTGTTGTTTTTTTGTTTGCCATAATTTGTACCTTTTTCCTTTGTGTATTAATACACTATATAATAATGATTTTAAATAAAAAATCCACCCCAGTTGCCTGAGGTGGACTTTTATAAAACGTTAATTCTATTAAAATTAAACGATAAGACCAAGTAGCACTCGATCGTCGATGATCATGCGACCCTCTTCAAGAGAGCCGTAGTAACCGATCTTAGATTGACGTGTTACGAATTGGTCGTCAGCGATAAGAGAAAACTCATCTCCGGACTCGGAGTCGGTGGCGACTGCGCGAATCATAGATTCACGTGACAAGTCAACGCCGACAATAGCTTGCTCAGTGCCTTGAATTGCTTGAGCTGCACCACCGTTACCAGGAACTGAATAGTTATCTGCGTAAGTAGTTCCTCCAGCAGCAGTACTGAAAACAGTGTTCCATTTTTGCCCTTCACCCATTTCATTATACTCTTGAATGGATACTCCGTAGAACTCAGGGATTCCTGCGCTATTGAAAACTGCGTCGCGCATAGTATCTGTACCAGCGATTCCGTCTCCAGCAGTTGGTGCTCCACCAGCTCCGCCAATTGTGTTAATTGGGTTATAAGCTAAACCGCGAATTTCTTCTACGATTTCAGGGGAAACCAGTAAATCTGTAATTCCACGACCACGGCGTTCTGCAGGCGTTCCACCATTCCAAGAGGTATTGATCCTCTTAGCTTTAGTAAAAAGCTTGTTCAAGTCCGAAAGAAGGAATCTTCCAGCCTGAGCAGAACGAATTACGTGCTGCTCACTGTTTGTCGAAGCATTTGCAAGAGCGGTCATTATCATAGTTGCAGAAGTCTTTTCTTGTTTAAGAAGGATTTCTTGCGCCATGCGTGTGAATGTTTTACTCACAACATCAAGCCTTGAACGAGAAGCGTAGCGCTTGTCGAAGCTCAATGCGCTATCGAGAGTATAAGTTGTGAACTTAAGCTCGCTTTGCGAAGGAGCAACTTGATTTGTAGGAAGTCCGCCAGGAACTGATTGACTCCAAACCTGGATGTAGTCTTCGTCAGTAATATCATGATAAAGGTCCAATGGAATACTTGGGCTTTCGTCAGAGTTAAACTGAAGAGAGGAGAACATGTTGCTTACAGTTGGGGCGCTATTGACGACCTCTGCCAAAACTGGTCCGATAAATTCGGCCAATGCAGTTTGAGCTTCGTAAGAAACGTCTCTATTTTTCGAAGCCATAGCTTTTACAAGCTCGACTTGCTCGGGTGTTCTTTCTAAAGTAATTTTCATTTTAAATTTCCTTATGTTAGAAGCTAACTTTGCAGAGGTATTTCTTGCTGGACGAGTCGTCGCTTTCTTCTCCAATGGCGAGTACAGAACCGACAACGGTGCCTGAAGACGCTTTTTTAAGCTTTCCTGCAGTAGAAGAAACCTCAAGGTCGTCTCCTAAGTCTGGCGCGCTTGAAAAAGCAGAACCGCTTAAAAGAACAAGCCCTTTAGTCAAAACAGGAACTGTTTGACCTGGAAGAACTCCTTGCGCTTCGTCTAGTTTTTGTTTATAAGATATCATCTTTTCTCCGTTTTCGTCAAACGCCAAGGTTTCACGTAAAGTGATTCCAAGCGCACGTCCGGAGCCATCAGCTGGAGCTACGGTCATACCTGTATTAGCGGGGTATCCGTTGAATCCAATATGAGCGCCACTAAAACTTGCTCCCAAATAATCACGAAGATTATCTGGGGTAGTTGCGCGCAATTCGGAAACCTCACCAGGTAGAGCTCCCGCACTTACAGAAACAACAACGCCTGCATCAAAGTCGCCTGTGCCGTTACTTGTGAAATCCGCAAGGGTTTCTCCAGTTACGTCAAGAGCGAATAAGTTAACAACATCGTGTTCACTGTAGTCTCGGTATGGTAGTATTCTTTTTGCCATAATTTTTTTCTTCTATATATTAGTATGAAATTTTAACCGACTCCTTAAAAGTCTTTGCGAAACGATCGCGAAGGGAGGAGGGGGCTTCGGAAGAAGATTCGTTATTATTAATAACGGCTGCATCTTCAACCTGTACGTTTTCTAAAGCGTCTTCTACCTCATCGGAAGAATCTTGTTCTTCTGTTTCCGAAGCTTCTACAACTTGCGAAATTTCTTTTGAAGTATTCTCGGCTTCAGCAGCTTCAACAGTTTCGAGTCTTTTGGCGACTTCTTGAGCAACTCGCTCTTCGAAAGCTTTTTGTTCTGCTGCGATAAAATCTTTATTTTTATGCTTCCAAACTTTTGAAAGTTTTTCTTGATAAGAAGCGAACCCCTCTTCTGATTCGTCAACTTGAGAAAGTTCTGAAGCTAAAATTTTCAGGTCTTCATCATCAAGATCATATACCTCACTGAGAGCTTCCATTCTAGAATTGAATCTAACTTCTGCTTCTCTTGAGGAATTCTCTTTTTCTAAGGCGATGAGCTTTTCCTTTGTTGATTCTAATTGCTCTTCAACTTCAAGCATTTTTTCTTGAAGAGAAGCTTGAGCTTGAGAAGCTTCTTCTTTTTCAGCTTTGGCTTTTTCTAGATCTGCAATATACTGTTCGCTTTTTTCTTTTATTGCGTCACTAAAAACCTTAGAAATGCTAGCGACAGTTTCTTCTGAGAAATCTTGCTTGCCAAGCTTTTCGTCTAAAGCTGCTCGGAATTCGTTAATAATTTGTTTTGTTTCCATAATTAAATTTTTATGTTGTTCTTTGTTTAGTACATCTTGTTTTTTAGATTGGGAAGTTTTTTCGCTTTTAATGATGATTTTGTCAATAGGTTGATTGCGGCTAGGCTTTTCGGCTTGTACCTGCCCGCTTTTAGCGACAAGACCTTTAACGTCAGCAGCGGGGTTTGATGTAAAACCTATTCCGAGCGGATATATATCCCCAACAATCAATCTATTAACTTTTCGCCCATCTTGCAATTGCCCTTTTCCTCCTGAGGATTTTAAATATGGAGCATAAGCCTTAATTTCTTCTGGGTCAGATATAATGCTAGATTCCAGTAGGTCGTCCCCGCCAACGCTAACAACATATTCATTAAAACCCACCTCCCAACTCGCGGAGACAGTTTGAAAAAAATCGCTCTCTTTATCTGTGGAATTAAGAACTAAATCCGCAAACTCTTTACTTGCGGTTTTGTAAACAACTGCGGCAAGAGCTATATTAAAGGGTTCATCTTTTATTAAAGCTGCATCGTCGCTAATTAATTCAGAGTATTGACTATACTCAGAAAATCCAGCAGAAACAATATGCCCAACTATTCTATCTCTATCATGCTCGATATTTGTCGGCTTATGTACAAAATAATCCTTTACGGCTACAGCTGTTTCGCTGTCTATCCCATCACCGTTTTTATTGAATTTATTTACAACTGCAGCGTTAAATGCTACAGCAAGAAGATCTATATTTTTATCTAAATTTATTTCAGAGGGAATTAATGGCCGCAAAGATTCTATAGAAGCTTCACTAATTTGCGATTCTTGCATTTGGCTTGACGCGCAAATAACATTGTCGAACTTTGTTGTGTATTTGTAAGGTAAAGACATTTCAGTTTAATACACTCACTTTATAAACATGGGAGTAAAGGTCGCAGATACATTTTCTATTTTTGAATCCATCATGTCATAATAAAGCTTAACCATCCAATTTCCAAGCACCAACGCTGAATAGCTGTCTTTCCTAGCTTTCTCTGGTCCAGTCTGCCTCCTTAAGCTTGATGGCAAGTCAAAACTTTGAGTTCCCGAAGAGGAGGTTGTTATTTGCACCAGCGAACATTGCGTTTTTACTAAATTCATCATATCAAATTGATGCTCAACAAAATCTATCATCTTTGCAGGATTAGTCTGCTTTTCTTGAGATTGGGATGTTTTTAGAAATTCTATTTTATCTATAGGGATTTTTTTTCTTCTTTGCTCGTTGTAAGAATCGTCGATTGCCCTGGAGCCAAATAATATTCTTCTATGATCAAAATTAGATTGAAGAAGTTCGTTAGCCCTGCGAATCCATTGACTAGTTGGCTTCCTTAAATAACAAATAGTTTTATTTTCTAAATTATATTCGCGCTTACCTTCTATTAGCTTTTGCTGGTAATTTTCTACATCATCAAAATTTGTATTTAAAAATTTTATATTTAATTTGTTTTTCTTGAATAGGTTACTTTCATTAGCTGCGTTCATAAATTGAACTCCTCCATTATAATCCCCTACGATAGATACAATATTAAAATGATTCAGTAAATAATAAAAATAATTTATATGTTGCTTTAAATTGGCTCCAGCCAGAGCGTAGCTATGCACGACAACCCCAATCTTTTTTTCTTCATTTAGTTTTATAACCATCATCGCAAAGTCATCACTGCTTTCGCTTTCGGCCCAACTTGGATCGAAAGCTAAAATATATTTATCTCCGGGCTTCCCGGCTATTTCTGTAGATGGCTCTTCTCCGTCCTTGAGTGTACATGCAGCCATTTTAGAAGTCTTGAAATAGCCCGAGCTATCGTCAGTAAAAATAGCCCCGAACTCTCGGTCGAATTGGCTTTGGCTCATTGTTGACTTTGCCTGATTAATCAAATTTTGATCATAAAGCTGTCGAGGAGCGCAGTCATAACTAAACTGCATAATGGTTCTATGGGCATCTGATTCCTTATTTCCCCCAACTTGAATTAGATTTTCAAATTGCTCATATGCCTTGTACATATATTCAAATTTATAACTTGCAGAAGAAAGAGCTATAAGTTTATTATTAGGCCAAATATGTCGATCACTTTCTTGTAGTTTCCCCTGTCTAATAAGTTCGGTTTCAACATTATATATATCCTCTCTTTGGGTTGGATTCTCAACGACACTTAAAAACGGGATTATAACTTCATTGTAAATTCTTTCTGGCATAAGAGCAAACTCGTCAATAATAATTCTATGAAACCTAAACCCTCGAAGCTTTTCTCCGTCTCCGAGGGGTAGTGCCCGAATCCTACTACTGCCAATTTCAAGCAGCCACTCATCATTACTTTTTGATTTATGAGTTATGCACTGGGACAAATACATAGCCTCAGGCTTAGAGGCTATATCTTCTATTTTTTTAAATATCATTTTTGCCTGACGAAAAGATTTGGAGAGTATGCCGATTTCAACCCCTTGATTCATAATTGCATCAAGATATGCATAGATTGCAGTTGTAAACGATTTACTCATTCCTCGACTCCAAACCCCCATAAAATAATCAGTTTCAAACATTGCCTTGATAGCCATATGCTGAAAAGGAAAAAGTTTAACCCCAGAAACTAAATCTGTCGTAAAAGTTATATTTTCTCTTAAAAATTTATATAGTAATATTTTAGCTTCCCTTTCCTCTAAATACCCCTTCATCTCCAAAAGTTTTTTATTGAAATCCTGATCCTCGCTTCTTGATTTTTGGTTTCCAATCTCCCAAGCCATTATATCTCCCCCTTATCTATATAGTGTTGCAAGTCAACGTTCCAAAGTTTCTTGCCGAGCTTTAAAAGCTTGGGTATAATCTCTTCTGATTTTTTTCGACTTCCTGTAAATATGAACTGGCAGTGGCCCAAAAATTGATGACTTAGGACTCGCATATTGTGATAAATATATTTTAAATTAGATTTATGAGCCCCTCTCTTGTTATTTAATTCTATTTGCCTTAAGTCGCTTTCGACTACAACAAACAAGTAACTATCAAAATCTTTTGTTCTTTGCAATTCATACTCAAATCGCTCAAGATTGTTTTTGCTGAGCGTTGACTTGAAGTCTTGCTCTCCTTTTCTATCCACATAAGTATAATCGTAATCATCTCCCCCTACTGCATAATCCCCAAACTCTAATTTCATAGATTCTGAATTTTGAAAAGTTAAAGGTTGCTGCTCACGTGTGTCTATAAAAATTTTTATATTAGGATCTATATTTTGTTTAAAAACTTCGGGCAGCTTCTTGTCAAACATTGGCTTCGTGCCTGCAGCCTCGCAAGCGGCGGTGTACGAACCACAATGCTCCTGAAACATGTCAACTCCAGGCAGACCATTCGTTTTCAACTCTACATGACAAGGAGCGACCTTTAAACCTTTCGCGGTAACTCTATTTTTTAATAAATTAATTATATATTCTTTTACCTTCGAAGTTTCTGTTTTTTCACACCATTTTATCAATTGTTCGTATGTAGAAAAGTCTCTATTGAAATAGTCATCCTTATTTTTAAAAGGCAAGGGGTCTTTAGTTAATAAATTATAACGAGGATAATATTTTGTATAATACTCTGCAAGTATCATTTTGTGAGATTTTAAATGAGCGTGAAGGCTTTTTTCCGAAGTGAAACTTTGAGAGCATACTTTGCAAATTAAATTAATATTTTCCTTCATTAAACTACATCGTCTTTAGATACTCCCAGAACCCTGGCTTTCCAGTCTGGCATGGACTCAAGATTATCGGCTTCTTCTTTTGCTGCCTTTCTTTGCATATTGGCAATCTTTACCATAACCTTTCGTTCTTCCTCCTCTTGAAATAGTTGAACTAAAGCTAATATGCTAGAATTTTGCTTTTGTTGGGAAGATACCCTTTTTGACCTGTCGCCCTGGAGTTTTTGAATTAAAGATTCCATCCTCTTTTCGCATTGATTATACTCTTCACTTTTTGTTTTTAAAAGTTCAGCGAGTCTAACGGTGAGATCCTGCTGATCCTCTGCGTCGTTAAACATTCTATTTAATTTGCTCATTGCTCCTTGAATATTTTTTAAATGAATATAATCCATGCAAACATTGATGTACAAATTAATTTCATCATTACTTAAGTCAGGTTTGTCCCAAGTAGCTCTTACAAATTCCGCTTCAAACAAATCCCTATCCTCCATGCTATCATAAGTATTTACAACTTGAGTAAATCTTGGTGAAGATAAAAAGGCGCCCAGTGATTCTATAGCTTTTTTTTGCCCTATATTTAGTTTCTCCTCTTCGATATTTTTTTGACAACAATCGTTGATTTTTTTTATAATTTTACTTACCGCTTTTGGTGCGGAATATTTTCTATTAACTGCATTTTCGGAAGGGTGTAAATCTAATGAATCTTGACTTTCGATGTATTGTAAAATGCAGTCATATTCTTTTGAATTCCTTGTTACTCTTACCTCTGGAAATAATACGCTAGCGATTTGCAATGCATTCATTCCGTCCCGAGAAGAATTGCAAACAAATTCTTTTTGAGATTCTGATAATTTTATATCATCCTTTGGGTACACATGCTTGGTGTCATAATTAATTCCCTCAGCAACCATAAAAGCTCTCACGGCCCGGCCCTGCTTACTTCTTCCATCTATATTATCTTCTCCTGGAAAAGCTAATTTAGTTAGCTCCGTAAGGTCGCTAATTGTTGAGCCATTTTCGGAGACTATTCTTTTTTGCTCTTCTGTTAAATCCATGCTATGACATCTGTATCAGGGATTACATCTTCTTTTTTTAGAATTTCCTGAGCCTTCTGCTTGAATATTTTTTTTAAATTTTTAATTTGCTTATATCCAGCCTTTCTGCCTTTTTCGGAAGTTTTGTAGCCCATTTGACAAGCAACATCTTCTTCGTCTCGATTCTCTATAAACAGTAATCTATATACTAAAAATTGCTTTTCGGACAGTTCTTCTTGCATAAAAAAATTAAGCTTATCTTGAGCGTCTGTTATACTAAAATTAGTATCCTCCATAGCCTGAACTTCGTTCGAATGGTTTTCTAGAGTAAGTGCCATTTTTATTCCATATGCTGATTTTTTAGTACGCTCCCATTTTGCGTATAATGGACAAGAAGAATCCTGAAGACCGCTTTTAGTAAAACCGCACAGCGAAGCCTCTCCGCCGTCTTTAGTGGCGCAAGATTGATTAAACGGGCAGTTTAAACAAGGTCTAACGAAATTACTATAATTATTTCGCAGGATATTTTTCATTTGATTCGTTATGATTTTATTTATCCAAGGCTTTAAAGATCTCCTTTGGTCCCATTGGTGCCATTTTTTATGTATGTGAGCTCTAATTATTTGCTCTACATCCTCAAAATCAAACCAAGCCAAAGAGTCAAGGAACCACTTGCCGCGTCTTTTTTTTATTTCTAAATCTATCTCTAAAGACTTATCCTCGTATGTAAAATTAGTTTTTCCTTGGTCTGCCACGAGCTTTTTTCTGCTTTGTTTTTTTAATCTTAGGTTCTTCTTTAAACTCTTGAAATTGATCTACGGGAATTATATCTTTTAGACTGAATTTGTTGCTATCCCTCTCTATTGAATAAGATAGTTTTGATATATTCGGAACTTCATATATGTCCAGACCTTCGGGATCATCTTCTTGAGATGGAATAGGTCTTCTTTTTTTTGTCGAGAGTCCTTGGTTTCTCTGCTTGGCTACACTCGCGGTAGACGACGTTTGTTTTGCTGCAGATAATATCTTCAGCTCTTCTCCGCAGCCGCCGCAAAAATTTGGAGGCTGGAGAGAATACATATTTTTAAAACCACAATGTGGACAGTAAGAAAAAGCCATAATAATATATTATAGCTTTAAAAAAAATTATATCAAATAGCCGCTAATAACTCTTGACTGTTTTCTTATAAAATCTTCGGAATCTTTACTCCATTTTCTTTTTTCTTTAACATATTCAATGCAAATAACTCCAATAATTTTTCCGTTTAATGTTTTGATTGGCCTAGCAAACATGCTTTTTACCCCTTTTTGCGCAAGAAAAGACCTGAAAGAAAAATCTTCCTTAAATTCGCTTACATTAACACACTCAAAAGTTTTTTCGCGGGAAATTGAATTCATCAGTCCATGCAAATTTGAAATCCTCAGGTTTTGTAGGCTTTGGCATTCAACGCTTATTCCATCTCCAACAATCTCGTATGTACAACTAAGTTTTTGCTGCCCTCTCCCAGAAAAGTACTGTTCTCCATTATGAAACTCTAATATATAAGCCCTATCCGCGCAAGTTTCACTAGCTATATATTGCAGCGCAGTAATTACATTACTATGAGCAGATGGGTCGTAATTTAATTGTTTATGTTTTTTTTCGTCAATTTTGTATTTAATCCAGACGCCAAAAAGAGCTGTAGCTGCAGATATAAGGCCGGTAATCACGGTGATAAAGTCTAATCCTGTGTCCATTTTCTATTAAGTATATACGCTAAAAAATAAGAGAATAGAAACACAAAAAGCAAAATAATAGAAAACCACAAGGCTGGCCCTTTGTAATTATACCTCCCAGACCCCAAAACTTCGTATTCGCCGGGAGAGATTATTAGGTCGTTATTTTTATCTATATTGTTAAATTTAGCGGAAATAGCATGACTAGGCACTGGATTTGTCCGGTAAACTTTGCTAACCCCACAGGAAGATAGCAGAAATATGAGAAGAAATAAACTCCTCATCTTCTCTTGCTGGGGATAGCGTAAAAACCCACGACCATAAAACAAAGATCCATAAAAGATGCAAGCATCAAACCTCCAGTCATTTGAACCATTTCCCAATCTTTTCCTCCAAATATCCAACTAAAGAACCCCCATTTTGCCCCATCTCCCTTGGGAACAATAATATTATATACTATGTGAGGATTCATTGCGTAATATATCATCAGAAAACACATTGTAAAAGTGATACTCATAAACAATATTCTTCTTGTGACTTTAACAAAAGGGTCGCTTGAGCTTTTTCTCTGGCCATCGATCAAAGCTTGAAGCATCTTGTCGTCTCTGGCTGCGATAGCTAATTGGTCTTGCCTTTTTTGCTCTAGCCAAGAATTAATCAGGTTGCAGGCGAGCTTTATTCCTGCTCCAATAATTGTGTTAATAATGGGGCCCATTCATATATATACACTTTCTAAATTTTAAAAAAATTCATTTTAGTGTAATATAAGTTAATGTCGCAAAAATCCATACTACAATTACTAAGTAAAAACTTAAATTCCTACCAATCAACATGCTGGCTTAAATCGGAAAATGCTAAATTAAATGGATCAACTCCAGCAGAGTTAATGATGGACAATAAAACAGATAAGGTAATTAAAATATTACCAGATGAAATTAAAAGAATAAAAAGTAAAAAAAATATTAATTAAAATATATCCACTTTTTAGTATTATTTGCGTAAAAATAAGGATATATTCTAGGGTTTGACCATATCCATCCATCGTTCGAAGTATAGCCCCATATTCCATCTTGACTATCTGGTTGGATATACATCCAGTAGATTTTTGTGTGGTAAATCCACCCATTTGAGAATGGTAAATAATCTCCAAGCCAAGTGCTCTGCCATTCAAGCGAGCTAGCTTCCTGAGAAACTTCAACTTCTTCTTCAACTTCTTCTTCAACTTCTTCTTCAGCTTCTTGGATAGCTGGCTGCAAGTTTCCTGAAACTCTTGCATTGCTTACATCAGGACCAGTAGATTTAGACAATAATTCTTGATCAAAATACTGGACTGCGGTTGTTTTTTCAAGAACCAAGGAAAGATAATCTTTATTGCTTGACTGAGAATGAATTTCTTTGTTTGATTTGTCGGTTGTAAATTGCCAGGATAATATCCTGAAAGTCCGATTATGTGCATCGTTCCTGATCCACCCTCCTCGATCATCTTTTTGATAATCTGTGTTTAAGGAGTTATCCCATGCGCACCCATAAATTAATGTGTCCTGGGATAAATTTAATTGGCTAATTTGTAGGGTTGATCCGCTTGATACGATACTATCATCAATAATCCACGCAATATCGATCACGCTAGGATCTACAACATTAATTTCTAAAGTATGAGTGTTATTTACGCTAGAGTTTGTTTCTGTATGACTGTCTATTGGAGAAACATATTTATAAAGCTGTAGAATAATTTGCTCTCTATTTACCGCGTGAAAATCTCCGGTATTTGAGTTGTTCATTAATCCGTCATACGAGGTTGGTTTAAAATAATTTGCTCCTTCTTTTTGATATGGCTCATTAATTTCATATCCACGAAAAGAATCTTTGTATCCAATCCAGTGACCCCATCTCTGCTTTGCTTCTTCTGATGATCTTGCCATGTTAAAAGCATAATCATACATATACTCCTGTATGGTTGTTTGGTATTCATCCCCTGCCATGCCCAGGACATGACCTATTTCATGAGATACTATACTTGTCCATGGTGCTGCATAGATTAGGCTTGTTGAGCTTCTGTCAAGCGCTGTACCGAGCCCAAAAACCCTATTCGTTAAAATGGTAGTGCATTCGTTTTGTATGTTAAGCTCGTTTGTGATCGATAAGCACTTCAACCAGTCGTTCCAGCCGTCCCAATATCCAAGATTAAAATCAAGCCCAAAAGCAGAGTTATTAACATTCTTAATATCTTCGGGATTATTTAAAGCGCTAACAAGGTCTATTCTATGAACATTAACAAAATTTTGATATCTATTCCAGAAGGCGTAGTTGTTTTGCATTCCCGACCATATGGTTTCAACATCTTTCTCATAATCAACCATCTCATCAGCGAAATATCGATCTCCGATGAAAACTAAGTCTAGTCTATTATCAGACGATCCGCTATCATGTATTGTTTTGTAAGAAGCTGCAAATGAATTAAAATAAAAAAATATAAGTAGTAAATAATATCTCATCTATGAATTATCTCATATATCATGAGACAAGTCAAGATTATAATTCTTAATTCCCTATAGTGGACATTTGCCCAACCACTTCCCAGCTGCCTGGGCCCGTGATAGATAGGCTGTCTTTCGTGCAGCTGAATTTTACATAGGCTTGTCCGGACGCGATATTGTGGCGACCTCGCCACTGCCCAACATAAACACCTGGCAAAGCGATCGACACTTCCGACCCCCCAATGCTGACTGTTTTTCCGCTAACAGTAACTATATTTAATCCGGCGATTTTGCTCAAAACCAAGGTTCCCCTCACATTGCTTGAAAGAGCTCCTGGCTGGACTTCGGATTTTATATCTATAACGCCCGCCGAACTTGTTTCAAACATATCGCTCAAAGTAATCGTGTGTTTGGTTGGGCGCAAATAATTTGAAGTGTTTCCTCGCGATTCGGATATTACCCTGGGCGCGCCAGTGGTATCTCCATAAGCAATCTTTGTGCTGGAGTTTATGAGCTGATCTACAGTCACTTTGTATGTTGAGCCATCCGCTTTCTGTATGAGTAAAAAATCCGAAGCTGCGTCAATGTTGCTCCCGATTAAATTTAAGTCTTTAATTTGCTTGTTTGCCATATCAGTATATATACACTATTTCTAAATAAATAAAAGGGACCTGCAGAAACTCTCTGCATTTCATTATTGTATAATACATATTCATTCAACTACATTCTATTTAAAAATTATAAAAAACATAGAATATATAATATATTACATTACTATATTACATGAACAATCAATTGGGAATAACGAGTATATTGCTTTTATTGTTTTATGTAGGATGGTTTGCATGGGATCAAAGAAAAATAATAGAAAAACAAAATCAAGAAATAATAAAATTAAACCAACAATTAATATTTAAAAACATAGTATTGGACGCTGCGCTTCAAGATATAAATGGACCAGTTAATAAACAAAAATATAATAAGCCACAAAAACACTTCAATTTTCAATGAGCGAAATAAATACCGTAAATACCGAAAAAATAAAAGTTTCTGAGCTTGCTTCGATACTAAATCAGTCGGTACATAGAGTAAATAAGACTTCCTACAGTATGGTTGAAGGGCAGCCCTGGTGGGGCGACGGCACTCAAGATGTAACGCTCTCCACAGGAATAATAGGAGGCATAACTCGCAAAATATGGCCCGGGGATTCAAGCGTGCTTTCAGAAAACAACAATCAGGGTTTATTTATGTATCGTAATGTGACGGTCAACAGCACTGTAAACATTAATGGTGATTTTGCGATCATTATGGCTACCGAAAGTATAACCATCACAAGCTATGGGCAATTGCAACTCATTCGCAATCCTCTTGTGGGAACACAATTTCCACAACACATACCAAGTTTTTTTCACCCACAGGGAAGAGGTGCAGGAAACAGTTTGCACATTAACGATGTCATATTTTCAGGCAATAGAGGTGTGTCTTGTAGCGGTGGAGGCGGTGGAGGTGGAGGCGGTGGAAACTCATCCGCATGGGGCGGTTTCTGGGGAGATCATATAATGCATCCCTATTATAGCATCAGTCTAGGGGCCGGGGGACAGGGTGGCGGTGGAGGACACAATACCGCGGGATCCCACGGACAAAATAGCCCGGAATATGGAAATAATTCCTACTTCAAACAATTATTTCAAGGAGGCTCACAACTATCCACTATTGCTAAAGGCGTTGGTGAGTTCAGTTTTAACGTACCAAAAAGACCCAGCTCTGAAAGGGTTAGGTACACTAGTCAACCTGGTCGCATATCAACTACCTTGGAGGAAAGAACTTTAGCGTTAGATATTCCCATTATACCCGGAGGCAATGGAGGCCCTGGAGGAAGCACAGGAGATTACGGAACCGGAACCAACTACGGTGGCCCGGGCGCTTTGGGGGGAGGAGTGATCTATTTAATAGCTCCCAAGATCGTGATTAATCCAGGTGGTGAGGTAATCACTCATGGTAGACAAGGACACGGCCAGATCGGCTCCCAGTATTATGCGTCTGGTGCTGGTGGAGGTGGCGGCGGAGGCATGAGTGTATTTATTTGCCAACAAGGTGCTGGAAGTATGCTTAATAACAGTAGCATTGACACGGATACCAACGCGGCATGGAGTAGTTGGTCGGCTGGTCATTGGTACAGTGCTAGCGGAGGTTCTGGCGGGGCCGCCGTCGGAGGATGGGAGCCTAGAGCAGGCGGTAACGGTAGCGCGGGCACCCAAATGATACGTGTTATACAGCCAGACGGAAGCGTCCGGCTTGCGCATTAATCGAACAATTTACACATATCATGACACAATACAAATTAAAAGTTAAAAAAATAATCCGACAACTCAATACAGAAACTCATACTAATGTAGCGATTGTATTGTGGGTGGACGTGATTGGCACAGACTCGCGTGGACTCCAAGTGGCAGAAGAATTAGAAGTTCCTTTATCTCCGCCTGCGAGCGATCAATTTACCCCGTATCAAGACCTGACTGAGCAGCAAGTAGCTCAATGGGCGACTGATTCGCTAAAAAACACCCCCCAATCTAAATTCGACGACCAGGCGGATGCCGAACTTACCCGCATGCAATATGTTGAACAAATAATTGACGCGCGCTTGCAGGAAATTGAGCTGGCGAGTGGTTTACCCTGGGAAAATGAATAAAACACTTTAATTTTCAAAAATAAATTATAATATATAACATGACAACAGCAACAACAGAACAAAAACAAGAACAAACAAATAATGCCGCCGAAGAGCAAGAATTAAGCGCGGATCAACAAAACGCAGTGACTTTCCTGGGCAATCAAATGCTTGCAAATGTAAATATGGCAGAAGCATTTTCTTTGGTTCCCTTGAGTCAACTAATCAATTTAGTTCAACAACAAGTAATTCAACAAGCAAAAGCGCAAGTTGAAAAAATGAGCGACGAAGAAGTTGCTAAAGTTTTAGAAGACGCAGAAACTGTCGGAAGTTGATAAGTTTTTGCGGATCATAAACAACATCAAAAACGGTGTGTCCTACATTAAGTGATCATTGGGCCAGTTTTAAACCCCGCTTTCGTAAGAAAAACAGTCAGAGTAATGCAGGCCAGTTCGGATCATAGCCTTCCAAAACAAACCAATTATTCTGCGGATACTGGGATGATGTTGTATATATCCACTTATTACCAGCGGTATCGGTAAAATAAATTGATGATGAATCTATTTCGGCCGGCAACCTTCAAAATCTACCGGATGAATGTTTAAGAGGAAAGCAGGCATTAGCACCTGCAGACGTATGGTCATAACGACTCGGTTTTACGTATGTGCTATATGATATTTTGTTACTGCATAACCAAGGGGGAATTCCTCCTAGAAAAAACTGACAATGGCGGCTTTGTCCCCGCGTCCAATAATTCATCAGCACTATATCACTTGCTGTCAGCTCATCCGTGCGACTCGACCAGCCTGCTGTACCTCCGTTGTAATTCCCTAAAACGTGTGGCTCCCAATCAGTGGTGATTCCAATCCAAGTAGCGGGCGTGTAGGGAGCAGTATGTGTATAAATGAATCCGTACCCGGGCAATAAAACAATTGGAATATGAGCTAGACCCACACAGAAAAGGGTTTCGTCATAAGCGTTTATTATAATAGCGGACCATCTGCCGGAGCCGCCGAATGATTGTTCGTTTCCTTGGCCATATGAGCCAAAAACCACCCCCTCATCCCCTCCCCAACTTTCTTCGCCGCTGTAAGATAGATGGTTGTATCCCACGCTGTTTCCTCCTGCATAGGGCACTGTCGCTTTGGCCACCCCTAAAAAAGTACCAATAGGAAAATCCGCATTGCCCACAGCACCAAAACTTCCACCACTACCATCACCACCAGCAGCACTACCAGCTCCATCATAAATTACTTGACCACCCTTGGTTCGTCTTGTAAATGTTTTATCGCCTATAGCGGCAGATTCTAAAGTGTTACTCGTTATTGTGGTTTTTATGCTCATTTATTGTTATGGTTGATATTTTGTAACCATTAAAAGTGATGAATCTATTTCGGCGTATTGGGCATTTACAATTATCTTTGCAACCCCGTTTGTCTGGAAGTTGAGTTCAAATAAGCCTTTGTCTGTATGCGCGGCCAATGCGCCGAATGTGCCAGTAGCACCAACCTTAAACCTGCCCTTATTTAAAAGATCCGAGGGATCTGGGGTAAAATGTGGTCCAGTCCACGCGGGGTCATACCCACTACCCACATACAAAATGCCATTTTTTGAGAGATATGTTGTTGGATAGACATCGACATTAGAGACAGTATGATTATGAGAAAACCAAAATTTAAATTCTAAATATTGAGAATTTAAATTATGGGTGATTGGTAGCCCAGTATGACCCGGGTTAGACATAGATGTATATAGTATTGTCCTAGTTTCAGCCATATTGAATGTTTGCGTAAAAGTGTCTTGACTACCACCACTTCCGCCAGTTGATGCGGGATTTGTTTGAATCCATGCATTTGTTGGAGCAGCAATATAAACATACATCGCAGCAACACTTTCATCAAACCATAAATCTCCTTCTCCTGGACTAGCTGGAGGAGTATCTCCAACAGTAACGCTTGAATTGTCAGAAATTAATTGATTAATCTTTGTGCGCATGGCATCAGAATCAACTTGATTTGGGCTAACTGGAAGTGGATCGATTGACATGTCTATATATACACTTTATTTTAATTTTTTTAGTTTATAAATTATATCGCTTAAATTTTCATAGTTTATACGATCTGTTTTATAGTTTGCTCCATGAGTAGTTTTTATTGTATATCCACGTTGTTTTTCACTATCAAGAACTAATTGAGAAATAAAATCATGCGCACCATGAGATTTTAACCAATTCCAGTATATCGCACGAGTGCCAGGTTTACATTCAAGTAAAATATCTTCAAAAATAAATAATTTACTAAATAATGTAACATCGCGAAAACACGAGATTTCGCTGGGCGGTTCACTTAAGCAAGACTCTATAATCAAAATCATGTAAAAAATTACACGAAAATATTTATATAAATTAAAATATTACTCAATGCCAGGAATATTAATTGGGTCTCCCTCGGGAATGGGTTTGTGCCCCATTTCCCAATAGGGCAGCTAGATTACTTGATTACTCACCCTGAGGAGGTAATAAACGCTCTAGTATGTCTTTATTAACAAATATTTTTGTTTTAAATTTCTTTGAATCATCGATTTTGCTTAGATCCGGTGCTGACTCTGGCTCCATAGGGCCGCCTTCTTGCTCCACTTTAAGTAAAGCATCATCATATTTAGATTCATCAAAATTACGTGGACTATTTTCGTTTTTCATTGTTTTATGCTGTATATCGAATTCCATTAGCTGCGAATTGATCAGTGGTACCTATTGCGCCAGGAGCAGCCTGAAAAGAGCCACTGCTTTGCCTAAGGTAATAATGATAATAATTAAAGACCATGCATCGCCGACCCGTAAAGACCCAAGCAACTTCCCAGTAGTTGGTAACTGCGGAACCAGGTTTCCATAATGATACATTAATAGTTTGATGTAAAGGATCAAGGGCACATTTTGCTCCATTTGCAACACCAATAAAGCCAGGATCTTCTCCGCCTCGTCCATAAGCCATTAATAGGTTGCCGAGTATATTACAATCTGTTTGTCGAGTTACCTCAAGCATAACATAAGGACCAAGCGGGCTACCTCGGCCAGCATCTCCCGTGGAATCTGAGCTCCAGGTATACATAGCAACATTATTCATTGTAAAAACCTGAGGCCCTGTTCGAATAAGAGCTGCGATATATTGATCTGCCGCAAGCTGAAAATCTAGCCAAATATTATAAAAATAAACTTTTTGCGGATATCTAAACCACCATATAATACCTCTGTTAGGATTCGAAACAACAATCATTCTAGCTCGATCGTGAGGCATAAATACATAATTTCTCCAATTTCCCCAACCCGGATTTACAACTTCTTCAGCGTTATCATGAGACATTCCAACACCTGATGCGGGATATGTTTTTCCGTTTGCACTTATAGTTCGAGTGCCAATTGCTCTACCGAAGCTAGTTGAAAATGTGTTGGCTCTAGGAACTGTTTTGCCATAAAAACTAACTTCATCAAATGCTTCCCACTCAGCGCCTCCACCAGCTGATGGGCCCGGCGGATCAGTACTGTTTTTATTCCAGTAATGAAATTGATCATCATCCGTTGCTAGGCCGCACAAAAAAGCAACTCTTCTAATGTTTGTATATTTTGCCAACCATCTATATGCTTGAGTTCCATATTTCCATCTAAAATTTACAGCGAGAACATAAGAGCCCGGGCTAACAGTTGAATGTTCATACATATCAAAAGCTACAAAAATATTTCTGCAAACTAAAAAAGTGCCAGAGCCCTGGCTAGTGAGATTTAAAAAAGAAGAAGCGCTTGTGCTTGTTTTAAGTTTTATTGTACTTGAATCGACAACATGAGCATAATAATCTTGACCCGAAACCACTCCTCCAGGAATTTCTCCTCCGCCACTAATTGGAAGTTTGAGTCTAACAATATCATTTGCTTGGAATCCATGGTTAGCTACTGTTATTGTATCGGCTGAAGTATTAACAGCCGAGCTAGAAATAGCTCGATCATTGGGTCCCTCGTCAATATCAACTCCAGAATCTCCAAATCTAACATGAATTATGCCAGCCTCACTTTCCTGTATAGCCCGGTTTGTTCCTTGGCCGTCTTCTAAACTTAAAACATTGGTAATCTCTTGACTAGTTGCTTTTTCGGGATTATTTTGAATATCATCTATTCGGGTCGATACTTCTTGTAGACTATAATTTGACATAATTATGTATACACCTTTATTTACTTTGTGAGATCAGATCGATTGTTGAATTATTATTTACTTATTTCTTGTTGGTATTTTTTATCAAAATCTATATCGATGTCTTCTTGTTTTTCTTTTGATGATGAAAGCGCTATGGCTATTGCAATAATAATTGTTGCGCCTATGGCGATCCACGGAAGATAATGAACCTTGCTTTTCTTCGGCTCTGGTTTTGGCTCTGGTTTTGGCTCTGGTTTTGGCTCTGGCTTTGGCTCTGGTTTTGGCTCTGGTTTTGGCTCTGGCTTTGGCTCTGGTTTCAACTCTGGTTCGTCTCCTCCGATCAGTTTTTCAACATCAATAATTCCATATCCCCAGTCGCTATCTCTACCAATTTCGCCTTTGTCTTTTGTATATTTTAATAAATGTTCTCTTATTTGTTCTACAGTTTGGCAGTCATTTTTATTTTCTGTTTTTTCTTGTTTTTTATGTTTTGATAACATTAATGCTACAACACCAACTAAAAAAGGACACGCCATACTTGTGCCGCTCAGACTTCGATATATATTGTTTATAAATGTGCTATATATTCCTACGCCAGGAGCAGCCCATTCTACTTTTTCTCCGCGAGAAGAGAAATTTGCAATCTTTCCATAGCGATCATGCGCAGCAACCGCGATTGTTTCGTCAAATGCAGCAGGCCAATTAACTCCACCTTCACCAGTATTTCCTGCAGCGCATATGACAGGTATATTCATTTTATATAATGTTTTTATTTTTTCATGTAAAAGATTAGACGGACTGTTTCCTCCTAGACTCATTGATACAATATCAGGTTTAACTTTAATAGCATAATCAAGAGCAGCCGCGAGACCATTGTAATTTCCTCCGCCATATTTACCTAAAGCTTTTACGCAAATAGCTTTTGCTTTTGGAGCAACGCCAACCATTCCAACTTCATTGTTTTTTGCACAAATAATTCCTACGCAATGCGTTTGATGTCCATTTTCATCCTTGAAGGGCTCATTTGGAATGAAATTTTCTCCGGGAATTGCGTTGTCCCCGACATCTGGATGTTCAACCATGCCAGTGTCAATAACAAGAACAGTGATTCCTTCTCCTTGAGTGACCTTCCAGGTTTCTGGAACGTTTGATTGTTTTAAACCCCAGTCTATGACTTGGCTTAAAGAATTTAATTGTTCATTAACTTCTATTTTTGGTAAATATGTTTCCTCTTTCATTTTTTATTTTGTATTTTACTGATTACAAATTTTAATATTTCACTCCTCATTATATCCTCTGCGCCAAAATGAAATGTATGGACCCCTCTGTCTTTACTCTCTTGATCATTAAAAAGAGAGTACATGTCCGCAAACCCACTTTTTCCATTAATATCGCTCTGCATTGGATCGCCGCAAATGATTAATTTACTGCCGCGACCAAGTCGGGTCATTAAAGTAGTAAGCTCCTTGAATGTGAAATTCTGAGATTCGTCCGCGATTACGATTTCATCCATCCAACTGGCGCCGCGAAGGTAATTAACAGGCATCCCCTTGACGATGTTGCCTTCGGTCAAAGAGCTGGCTTGACCAGGAACCAAAAGCTCGTCAAGTTTTTCGTTCATTGGCATCATATATGGATTAATTTTTTCAGCCATTTCTCCAGGAAGCGCCCCAAGACTCTTTTCGCCGCTTTCCGCGATTGTTCGAACATATGTGATGCCGCGCTCGTTGTTCATATTATATAATTGCAATGCCCCATATATTGCTATATATGTCTTGCTTGTTCCAGCGGGACCGCTTATGAATATAATACTAGATTCTCTATCGAAGATTATTTTCAATAAAGCTGTTTGTTTGTCAGTTAAGCTTATTTTTTTTAGCTTTACATTTTTTTTATGTAGCGAAGATGCGATTTTGGTGATCTCTTTTTCGTCCACAATCTCGGGTTTTTTACGTTTTCGAGCCATTTTACTATTATATGATACACTTTTTTAAGTTATTTTTATATAGTGGTCGGATTTTTTTTGAGTCGAGTAATATGTTATAATTTATTAGGCTGTATTTCATATTGAAAAAAGGCACCCCCCCGCCGTACAGAAAATGTAATTTTAAAAACGAATTCACTTAATGGGTAGGGTCATAGGGGGTAGGGGGTACAGAATAACTAATAAATAAAACTTTTTTTAACTTTTTTTTCTATGTTTTCATAAGTACTTGTTTATCATATACTTACAGCACAAAGTTTTTTTGCTATGGGCTTGACTTTTGGTCAGAATGTGTTAGATTGTATATATAAGATTAATTAAATAACCAATATAAAATATGTATAAAAAAAATGATGTCGTACTCGCAAGAGATAATAATACTTACCAAGTGATCAAAGAGTTTACAGACGATCGCTTAGGTAAACAAGTACTTTGTCGTCTGTATAGATCACAGAAAACAATGGCTTGGCATCCTCGCAACATTAGAATTCATCCTTTATTCGCTTAAAGCTTGACGCATCAATAAAAACTCTTTACTCTCTATACTATGACAGAAATAAATAAAACAATAAAAAAATATCCAACTCTCGAATGCTCGCTTGCAATGTCCAAAGCTAAAGGCAACCTAAAGTTTCTTGCCGAATCTGACATGGCAACCCTTACGCAAGGCGAAGCCGTTGTTGACGCATTAAACGCATTGCAACAAGCTTATAAAGAATTCAGCAAGGTAACAAAAGAGTTGAGCGAATTAAGAGACGGCTTGAAATAATGCTTGACATAATCATTTTATCTGCCATAATAGGAATCATAACAGCAATAAAAGAATCATGCGAAAAGTAACACAACAAATTAAACAAGCATTTGAACGCGGCGAAGCCAAGACAGTTGGCAACACCACCACAGACGGCAACACCGTTTGGTTACATGGCAACGCGATTGTCAAGCGTGACGCTGACGGCTTGGTCAGATGGTCGCTTGCAGGATGGAACACACCCACCACACGCGAACGCGTCAACGGCATAGCGAATGCAGATGTTTGCCAATTCAAATTCGAGCCTATACTAAACGGGCAAGTAATTGACTCATCCGATTGGTTCGCATCGCCTAATTCATTGCCCGATCCTCTTGTGTTCTAAGTAGCACAAGATCAACGACTTAGGGAAAACCGCCCTAGCCGTTTTTGCGTAACTCGTTGAATACCAACAACTTACAACAAAATGAAAAAAAAGTTAAAATAAATCAAAATAATACTTGACTTTTGCCGTTTTGTCTGATACATTGTATATATGATTAAGAATAATAAAGTTGAAGAAATAAAACAAGAATTAAATTTGGATCTCGATCTTGGCTTGGCATTGGCTGAAGCTGAAGGCAACTTGAACCACTTAGCCCGTGAGTCAAATTCATCCGATTGGCAAGGCACAATCACGCAAGGCATGACAATCCTTGACGCATTAAACGCAGTACAAAAAGCAAGAAAAGCCTTTCAACAAATAAAGCAAAATAAATCAAAATAAAGTTTGACTTTTACAAAAAAATACATTAGATTAAGATATGATTAAAAATAATAAAATACAAGTTCGCATTAAAGAATGGTCAACCCATACATCAGTAAAGATCTTCGATCAAGGCATCGACTCAAACGGCAATGATCGCCCAAGGGTTCGGACTGCATCAAGTCAGTCGCATCTCAATAAGATTATGCGAGACGAAGGTTTAAATCAGTTTCGTTTTAATGTTGTCTTTCAATAATAAGTAAAAATAATTAAAATAAAACTTGACTTTCAACCAAAACTAGATTAGATTGTATATATGATTAAGAATAAAACATTCATCGCAAGCGTTCATGTCTCTTCCCTCGATGGTGAAGCAATTTCCTTATGGAATAGCAACACTAAGTCGTACATTGACATCGACAAGACACATCACACAATTACTATACAAGCTGAAGACAAGCACGAAGTAAGGCGAAAAGTTGCTCGCATGATTCGGACGCTTCAACCAAAGTTGCAATTCCAAACAAGCATTCAACGCAAAGATGGCGACAATGCTCAATACTACATTCAACAAATTTGGGAAAAATAATCTCAAATAAGTTTGACACAATAACAAAATCTTGCTTTAATAATAAAATGATAAATGTATTCAGAAACCCAAATTTCTCAAATTGGTTTAATGTCGCCTTTAATGGCAAGCTAATTGACGGAGCAAAATCTCATGCGAAAGCTTTACAAATCGCAAAAAGATTAAGTGCAAAAAATAATTCACCGATTCTCTCAAGCAAATAAAAAATATGAACGAAAAACAAAAATTGCAAAAAATGATAGACGATCACGCCGAGCCCGCAGAAAATGGTGCTATTCTTTCGAGAATGTATGTTATCGCCGCACAAATGGAACTTGATAAGATAGCTCAAAACGAGCTTGCCGAATATGTGGCTCATAAGCCTTTGCCCGATCCTCTCATCTTAGTTGACTGATAAGTTTTCATAAGCAACTGAATACCAACTACTTAGGGCAAATCGCCCTAGCCGGTTTTGCGCAACTCCTTGATAGTCAGCGACTTACAACAAAAGTAAAAATAATTAATCTTTTTTTTAAAAAACGCTTGACTTTGCTCCATTTTCTGATACATTGTATATATAACATTAAATTAATATAACAAAAATAAATTATGAATTACGACATCTTGCTTCTCTTAACTTTTATTCCTGCTTTCTTCTTTATG